GAGTTGCGTGAATGGTCAACAGAAGCTTTCACGGCGATTACTCCTACAACCCGAGCAACTGACGGTCAGACCTTTTGGACTAGCAACGCAGGAGACGCATTTTCTGAGCCGCTTAATTCCCTGAAGGAAAGAGCCAGCGAGAAGCCACCAAAGACATTTGGCTATTACGAGTATTCAGCTCCTAATATGCTGAAGATAGATACTAACTCCAAAGCCTTTTGGGAAGGTGTTGCTCAGGCAAACCCGGCTTTAGGAATAACAGTTTCCAAAGAGGCGATTCAGGAAAGCCTCTCAACCTCGAGTCATGACGCGATTATGACCGAGCTATTGTGTTTGTGGGTTTCCAGTCTTCAGTCACCTTTCCCACCGGGATCTCTTGAAGAGTGCGGTGATAATGACCTTCAGATGTCTCCTGGGGCTTATACCGTCTTTGGCTTTGATGTCTCGCCGTCTAAACGCATGGCGACCCTATGCGCTGGTCAGCTATTGCCTGATGGGCGAATCGGAGTGGGTATCTTGCAGAAATGGGACAACCCAATTGCCGTGAACGATTTAGACATTGCCGTTGGGATAAAAGAATGGGCTGATCTTTACAGACCGAAAGCCATCATGTTTGACAAGTATGCGACTCAGTCAATTGCTGACCGCTTATCCAATGCCGGGCAAATCATGGAAGATTGCTCATCTCATTACTTCTACCAAGCTTGTGGAGATTTGCTTGACTCGATTGTGTCAAAGAAGATGGTTCATAACGGGCAACGAGATCTTATAGAACAATTTGAGAATGTTGCGGCTAAGGTGTCAGATGCCGCCTGGAGAATCGTCAAGAGAAAATCTGCCGGAGATATCAGCGCTCCGATTTCAATTGCCATGATTGTTTGGAAACTTACGAAACCACAACAGGTAGCAGCTATCTACACAGAATGACCTACCTGTGGTGTATAATTGCCTTCTATGGGTCTCTTTTCGCGTAAGCCGCAAATAGTCGAAGCGCAATATGCGCCACAGGTAATGGGAGAGAATCTTCCAAGCCTTTACAACGCAATCATTCCACGCGTCTCTCGTCATGACGCTATGACTGTTCCTTCTGTAGCTCGCGCCCGTAACCTTATCTGCGGAACTGTAGCTTCTATCCCTCTTGAGTATTACAACAAGAAGACCGGCGAAGTTATCGCTGCTCCTCGATGGATCAATCAACTTTCAGAGAGCCAGCCATCATTCGTGACTTTGACCTGGATCTGCGACAGCCTCATGATGTACGGGGTCAGTTATCTTTTAGTAAAATCTAGGTATTCTGAAGACGGAAGACCAGCAAGCTTTGAGTGGGTTGCAAACACTCGCGTAACATTTACAACTGACCTTTATGGAATTTCTGTTACTCAGTATTACATCGATGCAAACCCTGTTGACATGAATGACATTGTCACTATTCAGGGCTTCGATGAGGGAATCTTAGATCGTGGCGGTCGCACAATTCAGGCAGCCATCGATGTAGAACGCGCAGCTTCTCAGAACTCAGCAAACCCACAACCGGCTGGCTTCTTGAAGAACACAGGGGCAGACCTTCCACCTAACGAGGTTGCAGGACTCATTGCAGCATGGAAGCGCGCCCGACAGAATAACTCAACAGCTTATCTGACTTCAACGCTTGATTATTCTCCAGTTTCATTTAGTCCAAAAGACATGATGTATAACGAAGCAGTTCAGAACCTTTCAACTCAGATTGCTCGAGTTTGCAATGTTCCTGCGTACTACCTTTCAGCAGATCAGAATACAACGATGACTTATGCAAATGTTCAAGATGAAAGAAAGCAATTCTTTGCTTTATCTCTTGAGCCTTATGTCCAGGCGATTCAGTCAAGGCTCTCAATGCCGGACATCTCAACAGCCGGTCATGAGGTGCGCTTCGCCGTATTTGACACATTCCTCAAGAATGACCCATTGGTTGAACTTCAGGTCATTGAGAAGATGCTTACCCTGGGACTTATCTCTACAGAGCAAGCAATGGAAATGACAGACTTGACTCCAAACGGAAGCGAAGGAATGAGCTAAATGGAACAACTAATCATCGAGGCTGCATCTATTGAATGCAGCGAAGAGCGCAGAGAAATTTCAGGACTTATTGTTCCAATGGGAACTGGCGAAGTCGGATCAACAAACATGGGCGGCGTTGTCTTCGCTGCTAATTCAATCGATGTCACAGACATCTCCAAAGTGAAGCTTTTATCGCAGCATGACATCAAGAAGCCCGTTGGGCGCATGATCTCGGCTGAAGTTCGTGAAGGCGTTGGAATTTACGCGACCTTCAAGCTAAGCCGCAGCCAGGCAGGTTCTGACAGCCTGATCATGGCACAGGAAGGCTTGGTTTCAGGGCTGTCTGTAGGCGCTGAAGTAATCGCATCACAACCATCACGCGATGGACACATTGTTGTCACGGCAGCAAAACTCAAAGAAGTTTCTCTCGTAACTGAACCGGCTTTTAAGTCTGCTCAGGTATTAGAGATCGCAGCAGAGGAAGTTATCCCTGCTGATGAAGAAACAACCCAACCAACAGAAAGCGAGACAGTCGTGGAAGAAACCACACAGGTCGAAGCTCCAGCAGTAGAGGCGGCATCTGTAGAAGCTGCTCGCCCAACAGTTGTAGCAAATCTTCAGGTGAAGGAGCGCATTGCTCCAATCACATCATCTCAATACCTCGAGGCATCAATCAAGGCAGCTATGGGCGATGACAACGCTCGCCGCACAGTTCTTGCAGCAGATGACTCAACAGCAACAAACACCGGACTCACACTCCCAGGTCACTTGAACGAGTTCATCACAACAACATTCACAGGTCGCCCTGCGTTTGAAGCTGTAACTCGTCAGGCACTTCCAGCATCAGGAATGTCTTTCACAATTCCAAAGCTTGGAACAGCTCCAACAGTTGCTGACACAGATGAGGGTGCAACACTCTCAGAGACAGGCATGACTTCAACTTACGACACAGTTACTGTGAACAAGTTCGCTGGTCTAAACCGTATTTCATGGGAACTCATCGACCGTTCTTCACCTGCGTTCATGGATCTCCTAATGACAGAACTTCGCAAGGCTTACGAAGCCGCAACAGATTCTGCTCTTATCGCAGCATTTACAGCTTCAGGAACACAGGCAACAGGAGTTGCTGCAACAGCAGCAGGTCTTCAGTCATTCATCGCGACACAGTCAGCAGCAGCCTACAAGGCAACTGGTGGAAACTTCGCAAACAAGCTCGTTGCATCAACTGATCAATGGGCTGCAATCAACGGCTATGTAGATGGCGCTTCACGCCCACTCTACTCAGCACAGGGTCAGACACAGAACGCTTCAGGCGCAGTTGTCCCAACTTCTGTAGTCGGTAATGTTCTCGGAACATCACTCATCGTTGATCACAACATCGCTGTTTCAGGAATCGTTGATGAGTCAGCATTCTTGGTAGCGCCTGAGTCCGTGTATGTTTGGGAAAGCCCAACAACACAACTTCGTCTCAATGTTCTTTCAACAGGTGAGCTTGAAGTTGCACTTTACGGATACCTTGCAATTGGTGTCCTTAAGGGTGGAGCTGGCGTTCGTCGCTTCAACCTCGCTTAATATAGCAAGACCCTAAGTCGCTTGAGGGGGCTGTCAGAGCCCTTACAGTCCCCTCAAGTCTTTAGAAAGGAAACCAATGAGCATCACAACCGTAGCCGAGCTTAAAGCGGCGTTGGGCGTTGGAAGCTTATATTCAGACGCAACAATTCAGAGCGTGTGTGACGCTGCTGACAATGTGCTGCTTCCTTTCATTTGGGCTAACACAACTCCAGTAATTGGTCACAGCAACACAGCAACAACTGGAACTTCTTATTTTGAAGACACAGCAATTGGAACATTCTATGTAGGGCAATCTGTTGTTCTATCAGGTTGCGGATCTAAGCACAACGGTAGCAAGACAATCACCGAAGTTGGCGAGTATTCAATCACTTATGCCATTACCGGAAACAACAACACCCCAACAGTTTTTCACCCAATCAACCCTTTTGGAACAGTAGCGGCTGACACTTATCTCGACCCGTCAACTGTCCCTGCTATCCAGGAAGCAAGCCTCATGATCTGTGTGTCCATTTGGACATCTCGACAGACTAACTCAGGCAACGGCATGAACCCTGATGGCTCAATCGGTTCAATGTACGCAATGTCATCTCAACTAATCGCTCGCGTCAGAGGACTCATTAGCCCTTACCTCGACCCAAGATCTCTTATAGGCTGACCATGACAGCCATCACTACCCTTAGAACTAGCATTGCTTCAGCGCTGGCAGATAACACGAAATACAGCGTGTTTGCCTTCCCACCTGCAACGCCTATTGCAAACAGCGTAATTGTTACCCCTGCTGATCCTTACATCATGCCTACTAACAACGATTACACCTCAGTTGCTCCAATGGCTAACTTTAGAATTTCAATCATTGTCCCGTTGCTAGACAACGAGGGCAACCTTGCTGGCATTGAGACCGACATCGTCAAGGTCTTTCAGCTTCTCGAAGCTTCCAGCATTGTTTTTAATGTCGGAAGCGTGAGCGCCCCTAGCGTTCTGAGTATCGCTTCAGGAGATTTACTGACCTGCGACATTGCAGTCAGTACCCTAACGGAATGGAGTTAAATCATGACCGATTTAGCACAATGGGAAAAAGAGAACGAAGCGTTCCTGGTCAAAATCGGTCAGGTCGCTCCAAAGGCAGAAGCAAAACCAACAACTAAGAAAGACGAGGAATAACCCGAATGGCAGTATATCTAGCGAATACCGGAGTTCTTACTGTTAATGCGGTGGATCTCTCAACATTGGTCAGCAATGTAACCATCAACAGATCATTTGATGAACTCGAGGTCACAGCACTTGGTGACTCAGGTCACAAGTTCGTTAAGGGCTTGGAAGCTTCAAGCATCACAATCGACTTCTTCAATGACTCAGCGACAAACAAGACTCTTCAGACATTGAACTCTTCTTCAGTATGGGGAAACAATGTTGTTGTTACATTCAAGCAGACAGCAGATGCGACATCTGCGACAAATCCTCTTTACACAATGACTTGTCTAGTCAACAACACAACACCTGTAAATGGTGCAGTTGGAGATTTATCAACTCAGAGCGTAACTTGGAATGTCTCAGGTACAATTCAGGTTGCAACTTCCTAATAACTAACAAAGGGGCTAAACATGGCAAAGCTAAAGGTAACAAGGGCAGACAATACAGTTCAGGAGTTTGAGATAACTCCCCTTATTGAGTACGCCTTCGAGCAATACGCCAAGAAGGGCTTTCACAAAGCGCTGATAGAAGATCAGAAGCAATCTGATGTCTATTGGTTGTGCTGGGAAGCAATTCGCCGTTCAGGTGAAACGGTCAAGCCTTTTGGGGAAGATTTCCTTTCAACGCTGAGAAGTGTGGAAGTGCTGGAATCTGACCCTTTAGTCTAAGGCTGGATAGGAACTCCATCACCTATCTCGCAGCTCGTTTGAGTTACGAATACGGAGTTCCTTTCCAATCCATCGTGGAACTATCCCCGGTGGCGTTCAAAGCACATATAGAAGTCCTTAAGGACTTAGCGAAGGAGCAGAGCAATGCCAACAGAAGTAACCGGCGCGCTAGAACTTCGTAAAGCCCTCAAGGAATATGCGCCTGAACTGGCTAAAGAAAGCCAAAAAGAATTGGCTGGAGTGTTGAAGCCTTTGGTTCGTGATGCTCGAGGCTTCCTTCCAACAAACACAGAAGCCCCAAGCGGTTGGCTAAAGCGCGAAGGCGCTAAAGGTCGCTGGGCGAATAGATATTATGATCAGGCTATTGCTCGAAAGGGTATTACCTATCAGACATCTCCAACTCAAGCTAATAAAAAAGGCTTTAGATCTCTAGCGACTGTTTATAACAAGTCTGCTGCTGGTGCTATCTATGAGACAGCAGGTCGCAAGTCAGGAGTAACAGGCAACTTTACTCCAAAGCTCGGCGCTCAACTCAAGGGACAAGGTCAGAAGATGACTGGTCGCGCCATCTTTAGAGCATGGGCGGAAGACCAGGGCAAGACTAAGGCAGCAGTAATCAAGGCAATTGAGAACACAAACGAAAAGGTTGCGAAGATCGCGGCACTAGGCGGCGGCAGATTGGTCAGGGTTAAGAAACTATAATGGCTCAACAAACTGATCTAGCAGTCCGCATTGCCACCATCTTTGATGAGGCTGGCATTAAGAAAGCCGATAAGGCAGTCAACAAACTTCAGCGCTCAACCGTCAAGCTTGGCAAGTCTCTTGGTCTAGCACTTGGAACAGTCGCCCTCGCAGCCTACGGCAAGAAAGCGGCAGCAGCCTTTATTGAAGATCAGAAGGCAATCATAAAGCTTGACAATGCAGTCAGAAATCTTGGCTTATCTTTTGCTCAGGCAAACATCGATGACTTTATCAGCAAGCTTGAGAAGTCTTCTGCAATCGCTGATGACATTCTTCGCCCTGCCTTCCAGTCATTGCTTACAACCACAGGGTCAGTTACAGAGGCTCAGAAGCTTCTCACAACCGCGATTGAAGCCTCACGCGGTTCAGGTTATGACTTAGCCACAACTTCAGCCGACCTTGCGAAGGCTTATGTGGGAAATACTAAGGGGCTTCAAAAGTATTACTTAGGACTTAGCAAGGCTCAACTAGCAGCCATGAGCTTTGACGAGATTCAAGCGAAGATCAACAAGACTTTCCAGGGCGCAAACAAAGCCTATTTAGACACAGCAGCCGGAAAGATGGAAGCCCTTTCCTTAGCCACAGGCAATTTCACAGAGACTGTTGGCGGCGCTCTTATCAATTCAATCATCACCCTTACAGGCTCAAACGGCATTGAAGGCTTAGTCACAAAGATTGATGAAGCTGCTCAGGCAATGGTCGGCTTCTTCGAGCAGACAGAGCGCACAGGGTTTATATTGCGTTACACCTTCAACCCTAAGAACATCTTTAAGGGTTCTGAAGAGTTCCAAAGACAACTCAATGCTTTCACCCTTGCTCAACAGATGCGAGGGGCTAAGGCTTACGATCCAGCAAACAACGCTCTAACAGGCTATAAGGTTGACCAAAAGGCAGCGCAAGATGCTAAGAAGGCAGCAGCGCTTCAGGCTAAATTGCTCAAGCAATCTTTAGACAACCAAAAGAAGCTGACAGCAGAGCAGAAGAAACAAGCGATTTTGAAGAAGGCTGGAACAATCTTCGACCTTGAACAGGCTGGACTTATTGCAGCTCTCAAGGGCAAGTTATCTGATGAAGACCGCAAGCGTGTAGAGCTTCAACTCGCCTTGCTCACAGGCAACACAGAACAGGCTCAGAAGCTTACCTATGAATTGGCAAGGGCTCAGGGACTAAACGAGAAGATTGCTCGAGACCTGGCAAGCCTAGATTTCAAGAATAACCCTTTTGCTTCATGGCAGAAGTACCTCGATGACCTTGCTCTCAAGGCTCAAACAATCGCCATGAACCCAAGCCAGGGCAGTTGGAACGGTTGGAACAACAACCCTTCATTCCCTGAGATCCCATCTGTTCCAAAGACAAATGTTGCACCTATCACAACTCCTGAAATTGCTCGCCTGGCTAAACCAATGAGTTCAGGCTCTAGCACCATCGGCGATTACCTCAATGTTGTTCTTCAGATTGACGGCAAGACAATCGCTTCAGCCTTGCAGGATCAGTCATTGTCAGGCAATAACACAAACATCAGTCGCATAGGTCGCTAGTCATGGCGTTACCAGCAGAAATCTCGGTCTCCTTCGACTTTAGCTCCGGGGCAACCTTCGGAGTTCCCTTTACTATTGGCGATGAGAAATACGGTCTTCTCGGCGTAGGCGCTCTTGCAGACAATACAGTCCCAATTCCAACTGTTGATCTCACTCCCAATGTGCGCAGCATCAAGATTGAACGCGGTCGCAATGTCCAAAGCGACACTTACATTGCAGGAACAGCAGTCATTCGCGTCTATGACGCAACCGGAGCGTGGAATCCTCAGAACCCGTCATCACCCTATTATCCTTATTTAGTTCCATTGCGTAAGATTAGAATTTCAGCCACGACAGCAACAACCCAACATTTCCTCTTTTCAGGTTATACAACGGAATACCGCTATTCCTATGATCAGTCTGAACAAATGGGCTATGTGGACATTTATGTCGCTGACGGCTTCAGACTCTTTAACCTGGCTCAGGTTCAGACCGTAGCCGACTCAGGCGCAGGGCAGACAACCGGCACACGCATCAACAAGCTGCTCGATGCAGTCTCCTTCCCTAACGGCATGAGAACCGTCTCAACGGGTGATTCATCTTGCCAGGCAGATCCTGGAACATTGCGCACAGCCCTCGATGCTCTCAAAAATGTTGAGTTCTCGGAGCAGGGAGCGCTGTATTGCGATCCAGCAGGAACTTTAGTTTTCAAATCACGCGATGAGGTTGTTTCCTCTATCGCTGGCACTCCAATTGAGTTTAACCAAACAACAGGCATTCCTTACAAACAGGTTGTGTTCGCCTTCGATGACAAGCTCATCATCAACAAGTCCAGCATTCAGCGCATAGGTGGCACAGCTCAGACCTATGAGAACGCGGACAGCGTGGCTCGATACTTCCCTCACCAGTTTAGCGCTCAGGACTTGGTCATCGATACTGACGCAAATGCCCTCAACATCGCTGCGACTTTCGTTCAGACTCGAGCGAATACAACCATCAGAATCGACTCCATGACTGTTGATCTCTTGGACACAGATGTCCCAACAGACACAATGATTGGGCTTGATTACTTTGATGTTGTAAAGATAACCAATGAACAGCCTGACGGCAGCACCATCGTAAAGACTCTTCAAGTCCAGGGAATGGCTTGGGAAATCACAGCAAACAAGATGACCTGCCAGGTCACAACACTCGAGCCTATAACCGATGGGTTCGTCATAGGAAGCACAGAACGCGGTATAATTGGCGTGAGTGCAATGACTTACTAGGAGATATAAATGGCAGCAGGACAAGGTTTTATTGAGTTTTCGACAGGAGACATTTTAACGGCTGCTGCCGCAAACGGCTATTTAGCGTCTCAGGTTGTCATGGTATTTGCTGACGCAGCAGCTCGCACTTCTGCTATCACTAGCCCACAAGAGGGCATGTTTTCTTACCTAAAAGACACTAACACCACACAATATTATTCAGGTTCGGCTTGGGTCACAATCGGCGGAGCTAGCCCTTTGACGACAAAAGGTGATCTTTACACATATTCAACAACAGACGCTCGTTTAGCGGTAGGTACAAACGGTCAAGTTCTTAAAGCCGATTCGACTGCTGCCACAGGTTTAAAATGGGAAACAATCGGTTCTGGTTCTCTAACTAAAATTAGAACTGAAACTTTTACCAGCAGTTCAGCAGTTAATGTTAATAGTGTATTTAGTAGCACTTACACAAACTATTTCATTTTGGCAGAGATAACTAACTCCACTTCCAATGTCGATTCTTATTTTAAATTACGCGCAAGCGGAGTAGATTCATCTTCAAGCTATTCTTTATTTGGTTGGTTATCTCAAGGCTCAAGCGTTTCAGCTGAAAACTGGACAACGGCTTACCCAATTATTAGAGCAGGAAGTACCACTCGGAGCGTAGGTCAAATTACAGTATTAAGTCCTTTTTCAGCTTCTCCTACTGGCTTTATTGGAGATAGCGGCGGAAGTCATGGTTATTCAGCAGGTTTAAATGGTCGTCATACCGCTTCAACATCTTATGACGGATTCTCTTTAACTTGCGGTTCAGGAACTATTACTGGAACAGTTACTATCTATGGATACGAGGCTTAATATGACAAAGATTTACATTACAGAAGATGGTCAGAGAATTGAAGCAACTGGTGAAGCACTTCAAGCCATTTTAGATACTCAGGCAGAAGCAGAGGCAATGCGAATTGCTAAAGAAGTCAAGGCAGAAGCTAAAGCGGCTCTCTTGGCTCGCTTAGGTATTACAGCTGAAGAAGCTGCTCTATTGCTCTCATGAGCCCTAAGTTATGCAAAGCCGGACAACAGTTAAGGCTTCAGATAGATGATACTTACCCAGACAGAGATAGAACCTCAGATGGGTGGATTGGCGATACCCGTCATTCAGCGCGTCCTTCTGACCACAATCCTGATGCAAAGGGTATCGTCAGAGCCATTGATATTGACAGGGATTTGGCTGGAAAGAAAAAGCCTGACCTCATGCCTGACCTTGCGGATCAGATTCGACACGCAGCAAAGTCTGACAAGAGAATTGCTTACATCATATTCGCAGGCAAGATTGCTTCCCCTCGCATGGGGTGGCGCTGGCGCAAGTATCGCGGAGTCAATCCGCATGATCATCATTGCCATATCTCTTTCACTAAGCAAGGCGATACAGACGGTTCGTTCTTTAATATCCCGATGATAGGCGGCACAGTATGAACATGAAACACCCAGCAGTTGTTAGCTTAGGCGCGTTCCTAGCAGTATGGGGAACAACATCAAACTTCGCTCTTGACTATCGTTCCATTCTTGGATCTATTGTCGCTGGAGTATTTGGCTATGCGAGCCCCAAAAAATAATGAGCGCAGTTGACATCTCGGCTATTGCTGTTGGAATTGTTTCAGTTCTCGGTGGCACAGCCGCATTCTTACAGTTCTTGGTTAAACACTATTTGGCAGAACTTAAGCCCAATGGTGGCTCTTCAATGAATGACCGCTTGACGCGTGTCGAAGCGATGCTTGAGGTTCTAGTTAAGGGAAAATAAAGCTATGGCAAGGAAGCGACCAGTCATTGATCTCGATACTTACAGCGCTTTAGATGCTTATTGCATAGCGATGAACGAGTATTACAAATCATTACGGCGAGCAGGTTTCACAGAGACTCATGCTTTTTGGCTGCTCTCAGATCGTGAGACCTTCCCGGACTGGATAATTCCCAACCTACCCAACCGCATAGATAACCTTCCCTATGAAGACGATGAGGACTAAATGCGCAGAACAGTTGTTGTTCCTGACCTTCAAATTCCCCTTCACGATTCGGTAAGCGTCAACAATGTAATTTCCTTTATTAAGGCTTACAGACCTGACAGCGTTCTGACCCTGGGAGACGAGGCAGACTTCACAGAGATTGGGCGTTGGTCAGAAGGTCGCCCTGGCTGGTACGAGCAGACACTAGCTGACAACCGAGACCTAACAGTTGAAACCCTTTGGCGATTGGGCGAATATGCCAAAGAGCAACACATGATCAGAAGCAATCACACAGATCGATTGTTCAATGTAATCATGAATAAGATACCTGCATTTATGTCCTTGCCTGAGCTTAAGTTCGAGAAATTTATGAAGCTGGAAGAGCTTGGCATCACCTATCATAAGAAGCCGTATGCGGTCGCTAAGGGCATTTTGGCGGTACATGGAGACGAGGGCAGCGTGAAGCCTACACCCGGGCTCACAGCCCTTGAGAGCGCCCGTAGAGCCGGTTTTTCAACTATCTGTGGTCACACGCACAGAGCCGGATTCTCACAATTCTCAGAGTCAAGCGGTGGCAAAATCACCAGGATCATTAGAGGCTGGGAAGGCGGTCATTTGATGGATATTCGTCAGGCGACTTACACCAAGACCCACAACTGGCAACAAGCTTTCATTATCATCGAGGAAGACGCTAAGGGCGCTCAGGTCAGCATCATCAACCTCGAGAAAGACGGGACATTCATCGTTCATGGGAAGCGTTATGGAAGGGCTCGGTGAGTTTGCTTCGCCTTACTTTGAAGACGAAGACCCTTCTCAAATCGTTATCATTTCGTTATCTAAAAAAGGCGGCTGTCGCTTTCGCCTGATGTAAAGTAAGCCCTAACAACAACAGAAAGGGCTCAATCATGACAGTTTTACAGTTGATCCTGTTAGCTTCTCATTTGCTAATTGGGGTTATTTGCTACACAGATGGAAAGCGCACAGGATATCTTGAAGGGCGCAAGGCAGTTAGAAAGCATTACGAGCGCCTACAGCAGGTCGGTCGATGAATGCAGAAGAACTCCTTCAACACGCAAGCGACACCATCAATGTCCGCAACCATACTCACGGCGACATTAAGGACAACCTGCGCAGAACCGGAATGCTCCTTTCTGCGTATCTCGAGATACCAATTCATGACTATCAAGTCGCAGTCATCATGCAGTTGGTTAAAATTAGCAGAACTCAAGAGTCCCCATACTTGCTCGACCATTGGATTGATCTGCTTGGTTACGGAGCGATTGCCGGAGAACTCGCACTCACAGAGGAGCTTGATTAATGTTTAATTTACAGGACTATGAAACAGTTGCAGATCGTGTGAAGCGCTCCCATTCGTTATCTTGGTTTAAGAACTCAATGTGTCCCATGAATAGCCTCTCTTTCAGCCGTCAGCTTGTTAGTCAGCTCAATAGCCTCAGTTTGAGTTGTTACTTCATGCTG